TTGTATTACTCTTATAAGGCCAGCTTGCCCTGTAACTAAATTAGCTGGTGTTCCAAAAGTTGTTTTACCTGTAGTAGATCCTTTAAGCAAAGTTATTTCAAAGAAGTTACCGACAGAAAAATCTGGAAGAATTGTACCTGTTGAAGGAACGGTTAAACTATTTATAGAACCTACAGCACGTTGTTTAAAGGTAGATGTAGCACTTACATATAAAGATGTAGCATCTATTGTAGAACTTGTTATTGATCCAGCTTTAAATGTCGATCCTGATATACTTGTAGCAGTAATAATTCCCGCATTAAAAACAGAATCACTAACACTTGCTTCTACAAAAGTAGAATCGTTTATTGTTTTTCCTGTAATAATAGTAGGTAGTTCTGAATTAGCAATTGTTCCTGCAGATACAACTCCCGGTGTTGCTTTAAAAACTGTAGAACCATTACAGACATAAAGAGAACTACAACTAGAAGGAACAGTAACACCTGCTACATCTTTTGTTTTTAACTCAATAGTAAAAGCAGATCCACTTCTATTTGTATTGTCTTTAATAACATACCCTTTAGAAACAGAAGGTATTACTACACTTACATTCGCACTTAGTGTTCCATTTAATTGTATAAAAGCATTTCTCGCTGAAGCAGATACACCGTTACCTGCTGTTACCGTTACAGCCCCACTTGCAACAGTTATATTTCCATACCCTGCTATTGCTTGGTCTGTGAGAGAAATCATTTGCTCATTTAAAACAGTTCCCCAAGTATTATCGTTTTCTCCAGAACCTTGCTTAGTAAGTCCTAAACTTTTTGAATAAGAAACCATTATCTACTTCCCTCTATTAAATTATCTTCCCCTCCACCGGGGTTAGCTGCAATTTGTACATCATCTCTCCGCTGTCTACGAGCTTCATTAATAAGATCTTCTCGTTCCCTATTATATAAACCTGCCCAATAAGAAGCAGCATTAGGATTTTTCATAAAGTAACAAGCTTCTTCCATTGCAGCATAGAATAAAGCATTAGAACATCTTTCGGTATAATAGTTAGTTGTATTAGGTGTACTAGCTCCTGCAGATGTAAGAGCATCAGGATTACCAACGTAAGATAGTTCTACAGGAAAAGCGGATACAGGTGCTGGAGCTATCATTACAGTTGTTCTACCATAATTAGAGTAATAACGTGGGATACCTACAGATGTACGTACAGGCCAATAGTCATTAAGATATTCATTAGTTTGTTGAATAAGATTAATTCGAGTACCGTTACTGGTAAATGACATAGATTTTATTACTTGAGCATCAGGCGGTTTAGCTAAAAAAGCATCTCCTACTGCTAAATTAGAAGTAGCATACTTAGTTAACCCAATAGTATCTATCTCCCGTGTAAGCCTACGTTCAGCACGATCAATAAAGTATTTAATATTATTAGCAAACTCATCGCTTCTATTTTCAGAAGTTTCTATAATCTGAGTCTCTAGTGTAGCGTATGTCATTTCAGTCATAATTTATATTACCATATAGAGTTACTAACAAAAAGTAGCTAAGAACATGTGGTAGGAACAGGCGAAGGCTTGTAACTTAAGGTTACCCATACATCTGTATCACTACCAACTGTTGTCCATGTATTAGATGGAGTTGATACTCCTGCCCATGTTTTAGTACCAGTTTCTTCTAAGCACCAAATATTATAAGGAAATGGAAAATCAATATCTCCTGTATGGGCTGTAAATTTTTGTCCTTCTATACCAATACTAGTATTACCTACTACCGTAAAAGTACCTGTTAAGTATTTAGCACTATCACTTGGAAGTGCTACACTTGAATCCCCTCTTATTGTTAATGATCCTGCATGATATACAGCATCTACTCCACTTAACCCAACACTAGAATGACCTACTATTTCAAGAGTACCTGTATTGAATAGAGCTTCTTGACCAGTTAACCCAATACTAGAGTGGCCTGTTATTGTAAAAGTACCTGTTACATACTTAGCACTATTACCTGATAATGCGGCACTAGAGTTAGCAGCTACTGTAAAAGCACCTGTATTGAATACGGCATCTTGCCCCTCTAGGTTTGTAATATTTTGGCCGACTACGTTCAGACTGCCAGTTACATATTTCGCAGCTACTCCTGTAAAAGATACACTTGAATGGCCTCCAAGTATTAAAGTTCCTGTAACAAAACGAGCCGCTTGACCATCAAGAGTAAGAGTCTCACTTTCAGTAAACTGAGTTGCAAAAGGAACTTCTGCAAAAGAGCCAGCCCCGAAAGTCATATTAACCTACCGTTCCTACAACCGTACCTGAAGTATATACTGTAACTGTATTTCCATCTTTTTTTATTGCAGACCCTGCTGTGCCACCGCTTCCTACTGCACATCCACTTTGATAACCAGCTGATCCACTTTGTCCATTTGATCCAAAAACACCACCATTGCCGCCTGCTCCTCCCTTAGAATTTTCATCTCCATTTATTTGTCCTCCACCTGTTTCTGCACCGCTTATTGTTGTAGCACCTTGTCCTCTTCCTCCATAGTTACCATCTTGGCAAAAATTTCCTACATCATCCATTTGCGTATAGCCTGTTCCTCCTTTTCCTCCTCCTCCACCACCGCTTTTAATAACGCCTGTAGGAAGTACATTAACAATTCCATTACGAGTAAAAGAAAGAGCATCGCCCCCATTTCCTCCATTTACAGCAGGAGGACAACTACCATCAGGATCACATACATTTCCAGCAGGAGCACCAACACCGCCCATCCCATAGACAACACCCCCAATGTTTACTGTTAGGGTATGAATATTAGATATAGTGCCTGTCTGCCATGCAGGGTCCGTAGCAGTGGTATTTGATCCTACTGTTACTCCTGCATCAAGATTATAAATGATAGTAGATTCTACATCATTATTAAAATTAGCAGCATCAAGTTTAGTGCGTAAGTTAATGTTGTTTTCTGCAGAAGTAGTGTTGATAACAAAAAGCCCACCTCCTGCAGTACCCATCATAAAGGCAGACGTAAACATTACCATAAGAGTTAACCTGCTATATAAGCTAATCCAGCAGTGATAGCATCAGTATATAAAGACTTATCACGACTATCTTCTGTTGCCCAATCTTTATCTAGTTGAAGTTCAAGATGATCAGTGTTACGTTTTATCATCTCTTTAACACCTTCTTCACTACCAAACATTTCTAATGCGTTAGTGTTATCGGCAATCGTGTCATTAATTAAATTAACACTATCATCCATCGCGGAGAAGTGTGCATTAATTTGTTCTACAGTTAGTTCTTCACTCATTTACTTTTTCCTTTTTAGGTTGTTCAGTAACGCTTTCAATAAGATTATTAGTAAATGACTCTAAAGCAACATTTACTTGATCCATATCAAATTGTAATTTATTACGTTTAAATTGCAAATCATTAATTTGCGATATAAAGTAATGCTGCTGTAAGTTTAAATCAGCAGGGTTGTATTCATTACCATCAATTGTAATTACATTATTTTCTTCAGTCATTTAATTTTTTCTCCAATTCTTCGACTTTTGCAGATAGTTCTTGTACTGCTTTAACCATTGAAGGCATTAGTTTGCCCATAGCAGCCTCTAGCTTTTCAGGGTTATTTTTTAATACAAGCTGTAATACTAATTTCACATGAAGGCCTGTCAGTATGTTGGGCTAAACTGGCACCAAATACATAATATCTCCAATATGCATATGTAGGATATAATTTTAAATTAGATTCAAATTCAACTTTGGGTAATTTAATATCTAATAAACCATTCATCAAGGGATCTACATACCACGCAGGGGAAAAAGATTGTACATCTAATGTATAATCTTTATTTTCATCTAATTTGTTATAACAATATTTTTGAAGAATATTTAACTCATTTTTACTAAAAAATTCTTTAATTACTCTGTAATCTACTGCAGCCATGAAACAATACTATACCTCGTCCCTTTCGTAATAGGTTCAATACTATGTGGATACATAAAATTACTTGGAAAAAATACAATAGAACCTTTTTCTAGTTTTAATCTCTTTACTTCTTTTTCTTTTTGATCTGTAAATATTAAATCTCCTCCCTCATAATTATCATTTAAATTTAAAATAACGCTTAGATGTCTAGGTGACTTAGTAGCACAGTCTGTATGTATTTCATATTTTCCACCAGGACTATATTTTAATAAATCTATTTGATTAATTTTAGAGCTTTGCATTTTAGGAAATTTAACTTTATAAAAAAAATAAAGTCTTTCTATTTCTTTCTTTATATAATTCCAATAAAACAAATTTGTAGGTGTATCAAAATTTAATTGATAACCTTTAACATTTCTAATATTTTTATTCAAACCTGATTCAATTACTAAATTTTTTTTTGAGCGATTTTCTATAAAAGGGATAATTCTTTTTATAAATTCAGGATTTATAGTATTTTTTATTTCAACTATATATTCTGTATGGTTCATCTTTCTTAGGTTTATTATCTACCTTGACGATTATATTTCTTATATGATCTTTTTTTAGATTTATTTAAACTTTTGGTATGACGACCAGGACGTTTTTTTGGTTTTGGTCTTTCTACAAAGTCTTTAAATTTTCTCGCCATGATTTTTTATAAATTCTACATCAGAATCTGTCAACTGCATGTATCGTATTCTTCCATTTATATACTGTCTAGTATCTTCTCCACAATTAGTGCATCTATAATAGTCTTGAACAATTGCAACCATAATAGCATCTTCCTGGCAATACTCACAGAAACCATCTACAGTATCTATTTTATTAAATAATTTTACTCTTTTCATTTCTTGTACCAATAATCTATATTTTACTTTTGTAAAGTCAACTTTGGTTTTAATTATTTATTTTTTCAAAAAAAGAATCACAATTCCAAGTGTTATTTTTTCCCCAAAAGTCACAATATTTTCTATTAATTTTATATTTATTTAAATCTAATTTAATCATTTCACTGTATTTACTAATATCAAGAGTGTCTTCTACAATAAAGTAATCTCCTTTTTTTAAAAAATTATCTACTTTATTAAATATTCCTTTTAAGTTTTCATGACAATCTTCAATAACTATTATTGGAGATTCATATTTACTAAATTGAAAATCATTTATTTTATTTACATCTAAATTAATAAATTCAATTTCTTTTATTGGTTCAATAGGTTTTATGTCAATTGTAATAACTTTAGTATCTAATGATAAAGATTTACATAAATCTTTCATCCAAAGAGCAGATCCTCCATCATATGTTCCAAATTCTATTATTGTTTTAGGTTTTATATCTTGAATTAATTGTTGATAAATAGTTAAAGTCATAGGATCTTTCATTAACGTAAGACCTTTCCATTTAAATTTAGTCCATTTTGTATCTTTTATGTCAAAAATATAATTTGGTTGTGTATTTTGAATATCATTTACTACACTTCTTAAAAAACTATTTAATTTCATTTATCAATATTTTCTTTAAAATTAAAATAACCGCTGATCATGTATCTATCTTTTTTATCAGGACAAGGCATACCCCTGTGAGTATGTGTAAAATAAGATGGCATAATAACTAACTTACCTTTTTCAGATTTTATAATACGTTTATCTAAAAACTGTGTTCCACAATCATGTGTGCTTAAATAAATCATAAAATTTAAGACTCTAAGTGGATTATTTTCGCTATGTTCAGAATGCCACGAGTCAAAAAAATTATTTTCTTTCCAATGTTTAAATCTAATTTCAGTTAAATAAAAAGGTCTTGTGAAATTTAATTCAGGATAAAGTTTTATGTACTCATTTAATTCGTTTTGAGATCTACTTTTCAAAAAAGACAGTACATCGTTTTTTAAATAATCTGATTCATCTGTTAAAAAAACACCTTCATAATTACCTTCTTTAGAAAAAGTTTTTTCTGGTATTTTTTTAAAAAAATTAATTATTTGATCACACTCTTCATCAAACAAAAAATTATCTTTTACATAAATAAAATTTCGTAGCATTTAAATTTATTACTTTCTTTCTATTAAACAAGGTCTACTGCCTTTCCTATTATGGGTTTATATTTAACTTTTTTACCTTCTCTATAAGCATGCATAAATTGTCTTCTAGGTTGGTAAGGTACCCAACTTGCATGGATCCACCCACTGTTTGGCTCTCCTGGCGTATAAAATTCTAAAATGAGTTGATCTGTTTCTAAAAATTTATGTATCCAATCAGCGAGTTCTGCATTGTCTACACCTATTACTTCGAAATCTGCGGCCTCAGCTTTAGCATGCTGTGAATTTTCTGAACTTCCAATTGCTCTACACAATTCCGGAGACCTGAAGCCTGATGTAACCTTCACTCTACCAAATTGGTCCCGTACTGGCTGCAGTACATTTTCACAAAGTGATTTTAATTTTTCTATTTGATCTGAATTAGGATTATTATCAATGTTTAACCGGATCGCTGTATCCGATTTAATTAACTCTTGAAGAGTAAAGTTACGAGATAGGTTCATTTTTCTGTAATAATTTTTTTGATAGACTTTGATCCGTCTATGTTTGACTCAAGTTCTGCTTCTACCTTCCCGCACATATACTGAACATTAACATTTATATCACGTTCTGCAAGTCTTTTCCCTTTTAAACAATCACTCATTGATTGTTGTATTCTATGTTCTTTTAGCTCACCTGCTATAAACATACAGAGAGCAACTACGCTACTAATTACCGTTTCCATTTGTATATTTTATTTCCCTGTTTTGATCTTTTAATTTTTCAATATCATCTAACATTTTAGATATTTGTTTTTCCATAAACTCAATACGAAGTTTATTACTTGTATTCATTTCTTGATTAATTGTTAACTTCTCTGTTGTTTTATATAGATCTTCAATTAACATAAACTGCTCAGAGTCTGCAGGTAATGATCCCATTAATCCTCTTGGCCATTTAATTCTAAATTCTGTATTTTTTTGAAGATCAGATTCCATTAACTGTAATCTTGTATTGTGTTGATTTTGCGTTTCAATAACACCAAAGTAAGCCCAGGTTCCAATTGCAACGAGCGCGATCAAAGACGCAACCGTCTTCATCGGCATTTGAACAGCAGCCTCTTCCGATATTCTTAATGGTTTATTAGACACTAGGTCCTCCACAGAAAGCCAGGAGCACCATCATAACAATTAATAAACCTGTAAAATAATAGTTCATCCTGGCTATTTCCATAATAATTACTTAACTATGTAAGCTACAATTAAAACAGCAACTACAAGACATTCAATCTTGTGGTCTGACCAGTAATGCATAGCCTTACTTTTCATTTTATTAATCATTTTTTTTCTCCTCGATTTCATAGAAGAACTTGTCGGTATCTTCTGTACGCCAAGCCCTACTATCTTCTACATTCCATTCAGAAGTCTGCACTTTCCAATCAGGAATATCATCTTTTACTGTAAAAGAAGGTATATCCCATATACATCTGTTGTTAGGTTGTGCTGCAAAATTACCGTCATCGAGGGCAATTATGTGAGCGCACTTGTGTTCGTGCGGAATCTCTGAATGATCAGTGTCAAGTATATTAGACTCTGGATGTGCAAAGTCAACTGTAAATAAATATTTTCCTGGGTGCCATTTTTTATCTTTTCCTATATACTTACCCGCTTGTCCGTCTAGTATATCCCAACGATGAACAGCAGGATAATAAGA